CGCTAAGGTTGTACCAGTAGAGCCAGCTTTACCCATTAAATCAAAGTAGTCTTGCTCAAAAGAAGATTTGCCACCAGTAGCAACTTTATTTAAAGCTGCACCAACGGGAGCCACGAACATACCACCAACACCACCTGCAAGATTCAAGGCAGCCTCAGGAACACCACCAAGAGTAGTGAGCCATTTAGGAGCCTTCATATCCTCTACCTTTTTGGGAGATTCACCAAGATGTACTTTAATTTTATTGAGAGCAGCATCATTATCGAGCCCATCAGGCAATTCAAAATGCTGTCCATTATATTGATAGTGTGCCATTAATTACTTTAAAACAATAGGGTTGTCGGGAGAACTTCCAGGCTTAGACTTTGGGGCAGATAGTGGAGCAGGGGTTGCAGGAACCCACTTACCATTACCATCCTTTGTGATACCACCAGCAGCCCGAGTAATTGCATCCTGTCTTTCAGCTTCAACTTGTGGGATGTTGGATTCAATCATTGCTCCAAGAATTTCAATCATTGGATTTTCAGGGTCTTGTGCGTGTAGTCTAGCTGCTTCAGAAGTCATGAATGCATGTCGTTCAGAAGGCTTTTTAATCTTATCAAGAGCAGTCATAAAATCTCGTGGGCCTTTACCAGTACCGGATTTGCCAGCAATACGAGCACTAATCATACCCGCATTATGCTCTTTAACTTTTTCCATATCCCATGTATGCTTTTGACGCTCTTCCATCATATGTTGTGAGGCCATCCAAAGCTGCTTACCTTCATCAACTTCAGCCGGATTACGACTGTACATAAGTTGTTGGGCATGTTGAGCAATACCTTTAAGGTCTTGTTCTGATGCCTTTAGTGCGGCTTCCTTTAGTTTGTTTTTAATGTCTAAATTAAAGGTAGACTCTTCCATTGAATTCTTACGACCAAGCATAGAACTTTGTGCAACTATTCCAGGTAAACTAGCTTGAGTTGTTTGATTACCTAAACTCAGTTGTTGTTCTTGCATAGGACGCATTGCAGCCATATGGTCATTTTGAGAAAACAAATCTTGTAGATTACTTTGATCGGCAGCATTTCCTCTATCTAATGAAGCAAGGGCATCCCCTGTAAAAGCAAGAGGCACCTTTCCCATTTGAGAAAGAGTTTGAATAGAATTAACTGGTTGATACATTAGTAGCCTCCACGCTCTCTTAGATATCTAGGATCGTAGTTTAGTGTCTGTAATTGGTCAGTAATCTGTGGCATAGAAATAGGTGCTACAGACTGCATAGGCTGATGTTGATACTGGGGAGCATCTGCACTACTACCTAACATTCCAGAGCGGCTACCGAGCGTATAGAGCCCTTGTAGACCACTATATAAGCTGTTCTCTTTTTGGTTCTGTAGGTTCATCATAGCAGGAGCTTGTTGTGCTGTTAGTTGTGCTAATGCACTTTGTAGCTGTACTTCTCTACCACCATAATCACTACGTCTACCACTAGCAGCATCCTTAGCCATAAGTTGGTTGCGTAGGTTAGCAGCATAAGCACCATTGTTACCAGAGATTTGACCCATCATTTGTGAAGCCTGTTTACGGCTTCTTTCAGCAGCATACATCTGCATTAGGCTACCAGCTAGGTCCCCATATTTAATACCTTGACCACCGCCAAAACCTGCGCCAATGCGCCCATTCCCTATCCCTAGAATACCTTTAACAGTGTCTAAGTAATTAGTAGACGGACCATCTTCATTATAATTGGGAGCAATTCCCATACCGCTTGTGTTAGATGTATAAGTAGATTGTCCACCACTACCAAGATCAGACCCCATCCACGATGGTTGCTGTGGAGCATATGATCCCTGATTAATGTCATTTAATAGGGCTTGATTGCCCTGCATCGGTTGATATGTGTCCATATTACTTGTTCCTAAAGAATTAAGACCTGAGAGAGTTCCACCAGTTAAAGCGTTTTTTCCTATTTGAGAAGTTGAGCCACCCTGTAAGGCTGTACTCATACCACTCTTTACACCGCCATTAACAGCAGAAGCTAGAGAAGGATTCTCTATGCCAGCATACCCTGCAACGTCCGGAGCAAATCCACCTGACAAACCACCAGCAGCAGCACCTTTAATGGCACCAGATAATGTACCTGTGTTACCAAATCCAGTAACACCACCTGACACAGCACCAGTAGCTGCTGACCCCAAACCTGCCCCTTGAGCAATACCACCACTAGCAACTCCAGCAGCAAGCATAGCTCCTGTCCAGAATTGATTGTCATTAATGGTATTTAAAAATCCAGACCCATTAACAAGTTTATTTGAACTGTCTAATACACCACTATAGCGATCTGCTGATCCAGCCATTGGTTGATAGCTTCCTGGTTTATAGCCAGAATTACTAAGCCAAGAAGTAAACTCAGGATTGACATTATATTGACCACTCTCTTGATTGTAAGTCTTTGGTGTTCCACCAGAATAACCAAGTTTGTTCCAGTCTACCTTATCCATGTTAGATAAGTTGCCTTGAACATCCCAACTATCTAATTGGTTTACTCCTGCTCCGTAGGTGTCGCTATTTGCTTGACCATAGGATGGAGCCCAATTAAACGACCCCATATCAAACATGCCGTTTAAATCAGACATTTGTATTCCTTACCATACTGGAAGTTTTCTAGTGACTCCACCAATCTTTACTATTAGCCATGTTGGATTACCCGCGGACGGTGCATTTGTTAAAGTGCCTAAAGAAGCACCTGCTCCACTACCAGCTTGTAATTCTAATGAGTCTGTAATACCATAACCAGCTATTGTTGTTGGTCTACCTGTTATAGTAGACCAAGAAACTGCACCAGCATTGTTAATTGCATTACGAACTTTAACATACCAGTCCGCCCAGTTGTAACTTCCAAAAGGAGCATCAACGGGAGCTGGTGGAATAATATCAGCCATTATTTAGCTCCAATTGCTCTCCAATGTACGACACCTTGCCAAGCATCAGTAGCACCTGTTGTATACACTCGTAGAGTAAATCCAGAAGTAGTCACAGAGTTGCGTTTAATGAAATGATTTTTCATATGTAAAATATTAGTATCTGATGCAGCATCTGTACTTTCTAAACTATACGTAATACTTCCAGCACCCGCCGTTGGAGCAACACTAAATGCGGTATTAAAAGTAATGGGAATATCTATTACATTAGCTACAGCATTAGTAGATGCTACAGTAATACTATTAGATTGCTCATACCTATCAAGTAATTGTAGAGTTTGTCCATTAGCTGAAGGAATGAGTCCCTTTAAATTCTGTGGCTTTGCAGGAAGTCTTGCAGCCTTTTCTTGAGTTAACACTGCTGGACCTACTACAATAGTTTGTGCAGGACCACCGTTAGCAATAGCATAATCAATAGAAAGTTGTGTGGAAGCTGTCTTAGACACCTTTAAACTAAATCTAGTTAAATACCAACTAGTACCATTAACAGGAACACCTGTCATAGCATAACTAGTAATATCACCACCACCACGATCCATTGTTACTGAAGTAGGAGTATCACCTTTCCAGTATAGAGTTAATGCAGCATTACCACTAGGCATTGGAGGAATAGTAAATGCAATACCCCCACCACCTACACCACCACCATAAGTAAAAGTAACTTGTAAACCTTTTCCAACACCAGTAGGTTCTGTTGAATCAGAAATTATTGTAGGAGTTCTTGCACCATACGGAATGATGTATGGAGGATAATATAAAGCACTTATGCCATCATACGCATAGTAATTCCATTCACCACTAGGAAATAAGTTTTCTCCAGAGAATGGTAAAAAGTCTCTACGATTACGTTCAGCTACTCCAACTGACCCTAAAATCCAATTATCCGGTTGTACTAATGGTGTAGTTAAAGAATCACCCTGAAAACCAAATAAATGAAAGTCTCCCTGAATATTTGCTCCACCTTCATAGTAAGTACCAATAGCATAGTTAGTTGCACTAGCTTTTACTGAAGAATTGATTAGACCACTAGAACCAGATACGTCACAATTTAAAAATAGGTTTGCATGGCAAGGATAGAATGCAGAAATTTTATATGCCCCAGCAGCCAATGACGTAGAGGCAAAAGCAGAACTAATATCTACAGTAGCACTTAATCCATCTACTGCAACAGTTTTAATTGTTGCTACACCAGAACCGGCCACAATAACGTCTTGATAACGTGCATTTAAATCAGCAAAGAATACACTTGCTGCTGTAACAGTTACACCAGTTCCTGTGGTAGCTCCTAGAGTTAAGGCAACAGTACCAGTTGGATAATTAGCTGAAGTGTAGTCATCAATAACAATTGATCCACCGTGCATGTTTTGAATGATATTTTGGTTAGCAAAACCATTACCCATTTTAATAGAAATATTTCCATTAATGGGACGATTTAAATTAAGCCATTCAACACCACCAAACCTACTACCACCATCAATAGTAATAGGACCGGATGTAGTATCTATTCTTTGGTTATTACCACCAGTAATATACAAGCCTGCGGTAGAGATAATATTTCGTAAATCACAAAAAGAATAAGAAGTAACAATACGACCAGCACCAGTAAAAATACCAGAACCATCTACTCGTTGTGGTGTAACCCAATCAGAGTTAAGTTTGTATGTACCAAAAGGCACATCTAATTTAACGCTATAATTAAAATAAGGATTAATTATGCCAGAAGCATTCGCATTAATACTTGCTGTAGTTGCATTGAACAGCGTGGATTGATCTACTACACCAGTTTTATCTGCACCAAAGTCTAGAACACTCACTGCTTCACTAAACTTATCTTTCATTGTTCTTGCAACAGTGCCAGATAAAGAAGCAGGTAAAGTTGCTAAACCTTTATAAGTAGCTCCATTTGCGTCATTAAGCCAAACGCTAGTAATAACACTTCCAGGTACAAAATTTGTATCACTCATTTTAGATTCCCATTACATTAATATCAAGTTCACACCCAGTCATAAAAAATGGGTAGTTATCAGCATATTCAAAACGAATGCTAATATTTCTAAATCTACCTAGTCTGTATGTGAATGGAGAGTTACTGAACGCATTAATATTTTTAACAATTGGAGTAGTATCTGGTGACCAGTCATCGTACGACAGTGTTGCTACCACCTGACTTGTAGGAGAGCTGCGGTGCTTAGAACAATCTAAACTTAGTCGATGAAGAACTTTCCAATTCATTGTACCAAACGTTGTATTTTCTGTTGTATATCTACAAGTAAAATTTGCTCCAAAATCTTGATAGCTATGAGGACTTAGCATAGAAATATAGGATTGATTGGCAATACCTACATAGACATTCCCATTGTACATTGGCCAAACAGCCTGTACCTTTAATCCAGTACCATCACTACCTTTCCACTCATACCAAAAATGGTCATCAATATCGTATACCCAAGTAGTTTGTGGAGTAACTAAAACATAGAAACTATGTCCATCCGTTGTAATGCTGTAACCATCTTGTAGTAAATTAATGTTTCCATGAGCATCACTGGTAGTCGAAAAACTTTGTAGTGTTCTATCTACTACTGAGTTTGAAATCTTTTCAATTTTAAAACTATTAATTGAGTAAACAGATAAACCCTGTTGTCCATCTACACCTACAAAGTATGTAGTATCTCCAATAGTGACTAAATTTGAGACATAACCTACATTTCTAACTGGTGAATCGTTTCTACTTAGTGGGCTACTAGGAGCTACATGGTCACCACTATCATAGAAATATTCTGCACTATTAGTTCCAAGACAGATCATATAGTTTTTTGCTTTGACAAGTCGTAAAGCATAGTCACTACTAATTTCTGCTGTAATAGGAGAACCTGTCCATGTTGTAACATCATCTACTACAGAATTGTAGATATCCCCAGTACCTGCTTTAATTAAAAAGATATATCCATCTAAATAAATTGGATAAGGTTGATGTGGGGTAGGAAAATTACCTGCATGAGCAATAGACGTACAAGTAGTTGTGACATAGTTGTCATACCACAAATCAATACCATCTGAGATAATTACATAACGAGTATTGTCGCTTTTTAAAAACGAACAAAACCCTACATACCCAGTAGAGGTAGTTAGGGTACAAACAGTTCGTGGTGTAGTAACACCTAGGTCTGGATTAAAAGCATAAACTTTATTTTCAACAGACCAATAAAATAAATTAGGATCAGGATCATAAAAACTACCCCTGATGTCATCTGTATTCAATACTTTATTTAATGTATAAAGTGATGCAGAAAGCCCAGGTCTTTTCTTTAGTTTTAAATCTCTAGTTTTGTTTTCTTGTGAAACTCGTTCATAGTACATATTGACAATTTGCAAATCTCTTTGAATAGACAAATCCCCGTCACGATATAGGGGAGTTCCATCAAATTTAATTGGGACAGTTTTATATGTTTGAGTTTCTGGAGAATTGGTGTAGGCCATTAATAGTTCCTATCTGGCTGGATAAATAAACTACCAGTCTCGTCTCCGTAGTCAGAAGCTAGTTTCCAAAACTCTTTAGTTTCTTCTTTTAAAGAATTTCTATCTAAAAGGGGTACACCATACTCAGGCGCTAAGACAGTGGCTAGTTTGTAGATAATAGCTAAATTCCAATAAGAAGGAAAATCTAGGACATCTGACTGTAACACCATACCATCAAATTCTTTCTGGTATACAATTTCTAGTTGTTTTTCAGCAATGGTTGTAGCATCAGACGTTAGGGGCCATATAGACACAACCCCACCTTGATTACTTGGTTGATAGATGTAATGAATTGGAATACTTATTAAGTTTGTAGGAAGTTTGTTAAAGTCGTATAAACTTTTCTCTTGTAGGGAATATCGTGAACCACCTACATCATGTATAAAAACATCTGCAACTTTAATCGAATCTGTTAGTGTATACTTTTGAGAAATAGCAGAAGGACTCACTGTAACAGTAGTTCTTTTCCATAAAGGCATACCATCTGTTACAGCTAAAGAAACAACACCACTTAGTCTACTTAAACCATCACTTAGTTGAGTAACAGAAAGACTATTACTTTCACCAGGAATACCCAACTTAGCATAGGCTTGTGTGATAAGATCATTACTTGTAATCATAGTTGTCCTATGTAGTGTTTTTAAGGTTGTTTAAGAAGGCATACGATTGTGTAGTGTTGTCAGCTTTTGCACAATCGGCTTCTGCTAGCTCTGCATAGCCACTAATAGCATAAATATAACAAACATGCCCAGTTTCATTAGGATTGTCATTTTGATGGCGTACCCATGGTACACTTGGAGAACGTTCTGAAACTCTAAGATACTTTTGAGGATGGTCAGGTTCATAATCATGTTTACAAACCATTAAACCATCCCAACGTTTTCTTAGTTGTGCTGCCTTATATTTAAAACTACAGACATCACAATGGGCATTCCAGTCTCCTGGTTTGTAAAAAGTATTAGACATGTTTATCTCGTAGCATCCTAATATCGTCTTTGATTTCTACAAACATTCCACGTAATTCAGATTTAAATTCCTTAAAGTCATCTTTGTGAAGATATTCTTTTCTAATTATTTCATTATCTTTTTTTAAATCAGTTAATCTCCGTTCATGGTCGTCTAGAGTTCTTTTCATAAACCAAACAACTACACCAAATAAACCTGAGATTGCATATGTAAATAAGGAGTCATTCATTACACCCCCATATACACTTGAACAGTTGCTCCTGTTCCACTAATTGCGGTGACGTTAGCTCTAACAAATTTCCAAGGTGCTTCAGAAGTAAATCCATCTGAAGAAACTGTAGTTCCTGATAAAGAAATAGTTCCTGCTACTGTAGAACAAGCGTTAATACCATCATTACTGTATTCAATATTGATTGTGGCAGTTACAGCACCTGTACCACTTACAACACCTTGGAAACATGCCAAGGGACTATCTTTATAAACAAAATTACCAGTACCTGTAGTTGTTCTACCTGGTTCTGTTAATAGATTTCTTACTGAGCCACATTTAATCCAAACGTTGCCACCAGCCATTTTAATTCTCCCCAAGAGAATAAGAGGGACTCACCGCCCCTCTTAAAATTATCGAACGTAACTTACAATTAGATAAATTTCACCAGCAGTAGGATTACCTGTAGAACAGGCACCAGCAACATACAGGTTAATATCAGTACCTAGAGGTAATGAATAGTTTTGTACAAAACCACTAACACCAGAAACGCGAGCATGAGTGCCAGTAGTATTAGTTAAAGCTGTGGTCGTAGTAAACTGAGTACCACCTGATGTTGAGCCTAAACTTACTGTAGGTAGAGTTACACCGTTACCAGACAAAGCTGTTTTAGTGTAATAGTCTACTGAAAGTAGCGTAGAGTCAGCAGGAAATACTGCTACAAGAGTGTTTACACCACCAGTAGTAAAATTTGCTGATGAAAGTTTAATAACTTTTGTCAGTACATCTTTTACATTACTTAATGGAGTTGGTCCTGTTGGGCTCGGATCACCGACAGCTACTTGACCAGGAATAAGAACAATTGCCATATTTTTCCTTTTAAAAGGGGCCTAATTAAAGGCCCCAATAGTCAATTAAGCACCAGGAGAACCGTAGATACCACGGGGATCAGTCCAACCAAAGCTGTAACGGGCAGAAGCCTTATACTTAGCATTTTCAGTGTCCCAATCATTATCCATATCAAAACTATCAGCACGGCGTTCAAAGTACTTCATACCGTGAGGTACATCAGTACGAATAAACCAAGCATCAGTATCGGTTAGATAATGGTTAACTACAGTTTCAGGAATTAGACCCATATTCTTTAAAGCATTAATATCGTTGTTGTCAGTGCCAACACGACCATCGCTATTAAGAATACGTTTTGCTTCAAAAGCTAGTTGACGTGGGATAATCAAAGTCTTAGGACGAACAGAAATTAGTAAACCACGATCATTAGTGTAGCCAGCAATGTCAATAATTGCTTGTTCTAGAGCAGCTTCTGAAAGATCAACTGCAACGGCAGGGCCATTAGTCCAAGTACCACCAACAAAGTTAGCATGTGAGGCAGAACCACCAGCTGCTGAAGCAACTAAAGTAGAACCATCACCGCCAGTGTATAGAGTGTTAAACGCACGGTTGTAAACGTTAGCCGCAACAATTTCCTTAGTTTGACGCATAGAGAATGCTAGACCTTGGGCCTTACGTTGACCAACAATTGCGTACTGGTCATCATCCATAATTTCACGAGTGATAATAAACCCTAGGGCATATACCACATGTTGGTAACGAGTGATGAAAGCTTGACGTTCACTGTCAAAAGTAACAGGAGCGCCTTCAGGCTTTTGTACTGCTAGACCAAAACTTGAAACACCAACATCTTCTTCAAACGCTTTGGTACTCTTAAAAGTATCAAAAAGCTTGGTAAATTCAGCTGGATATTCACTGTATGCTTTACCGTACCAAGCATTAACACCAGGCCAGAGGGCTTTTGCAAATGAGCCACTATTGATAATAGACATTTAAATGGCTCCTTATACGCCAGTAGTACCAAGTGAACCAAAACGTGAGCTATTCAGCTTAACGTAGTATGAAAAATATTGGTCACCAGGAGTGTTATCAGGACGATAGGGAAATCCAACAATCGCCAAAGGTAGAGTAGCTGTAGTAGCTGGAGAAGCTGCAATAGACATACCCGAAGTACCAGTGACTGTACTGCCAGCAGTTACGTCAAACGAAGCATTTAGGCCAACGTTAGCAGTAATAGTAGCAGCAGCAACAGACTGGGTAATAAATTGTGCTTCATAGATAATGTTGGGATCATCCGCAACTAGCAAATAGCGGTCTGTAGATGCTCTACGATAGACGGGAGTATTCAAATCATTGACAGGAGGAACGTTTTGAGTGTCACCCATGCCAGAGAAAAGAATACCAACAACAACACCAACTGGAATATCTGTAGCACCAGATACACGAGTTACTGTTGGTGCGCCTGTAGGAGAACGAGCATCACCTAAAAGTTTTACTGCATCACCAACCATAATGACTGTAGAGTCAGAGGCGGGTGCAAAATAGACGTTAGCTTGGCCAGTATATGGACCCACAAAGGTTTTTACTGGACGAAAGCCATTAAGACGAGATACACTTGACATGTATTATTCCTATAATTAAGCTAGTTAACTACCATGACGAATATCAAATGCGCCATAGTCAGCAACACCAGCTGCTTTTTGTTTCATGGTTTGTTCTAACTCGTTAACTTTTGCTTGCTTGGCTTGTTGGTCTTCGTCATAAAATTCTTTACGAATTCGCATAACATAAGCCTTTTCACCTTTGCCAACAGAAACTTGAGCATTAGAACCTTCTGCGGTAGGACTATTAACTCGCTTATCACCGACACGAACAGTGTCAGCTTTTACAAGTTCGTAACCACCATCAATAAATTGCGCAATACGATCTCCCGTATCATTAACTACCCTGTAAACATAACCTTCTTCTACGCCTTTTACAGTAAGAATATTACGAGTGCTTACGGGGGTTCTCGTAGGACGAGTGGTGCCAGCTGTGGCTG